GGCAATAATGAATATGGAATGTAGCTTATTAGCATACATGATGCAAATTAAATGGAAAAAGATTAGTGAATATTGTATTGAATGCAACAATGTTTATATTTCACGCTATAAAATTGCGTCAGGTGCAAATCGATACGCTTTATGGCTTAACTCAAAACTTATCAAAATTGATGATGATGTAAAGGTGCTAAAAAATGAAGCAGTGGCAATTATCGAAAGAGAATCTTCAAAATCTAGTGAATTACTTGGAAAGCTTGCTCAAAGAAAACAAGCATCCAGTAATTACAGTGAAAGAAAGAGTTAGTGCCGAAACTACAAGAACAATTCAACAAAATAGATATTTGTGGGGGCATCTTTATAAAAGCATTAGTTCTTACACTGGGTATCAACCATTAGAAATTCACATGCTTTGTGGCTGGATGTTTTTGCGTGAACAAAAACAAATTGGTGATAAGCAAATTGAATACATAAAGTCCACTACAGATTTAAGTGTGGATGGCATGCGAAATTATACGGAAAGTATTATTAACTATTTTACGGAACTAGGATGGAGTGACGATGGAACAGACTTTTCATAGAGATTTACAAAGGGGCATTGACATTGAACTTGATGTTTTAAATATCATCAAAAAGAAATATGTATCAGCCACGCTAATTAATAAATACAAAGGCTATGATATCTGGATTCCAGAAGTATCAAAATCCATAGAAGTCAAATCAGATTTAAAAAGCAATTACACTAATAACATAGTTATTGAAATTGAAATGTATGGCAAGCCATCTGGTCTTATGATTACTGAAGCTGATTATTGGGTGTTTTATGATGGCAATCAATATGTATCCATAAAGCCTATGGAAATTATAAGATGTATATTCCTTAACAAATTAACACATGCTGAATTTATAGGCAAAGGCGATACAGTTCCTAAAAAAGCATTTTTGGTCAAGAAAGATATTTTGTTTCAATATGGTAAAGTATTAGGAAATGACTAAAGACGAAAAAGCCCATTACGATAAATTGTCACAATTAGGGTGTATAGTTTGTAGGCGTGAAGGATATGGGTATAGTCCACCACATATTCATCACATTAGACATGGCGTAGGTTTATCCCAGCGTAGTCATTGGTCGTTAGCCATACCGCTATGCCCCAATCATCATCAAAATGGTGGATATGGAATAGCTTTACATGCTGGACAAAAGCAATTTGAACGCAAATTTGGCACTGAAGTCGAATTATTGCAAGAAACAATTAAATTAATTAAAAGCAAATTATGATAGAATTATTAATTGGTGTTATCCTGATGACAATCGTCATCTATTTTATGAATAGGTAAAATTATGAAAAAAGTATATTCAATCAAAGAAGCACAATTAGAAATTCCTACAGTAACAATTGGCGAATTCTTTTTAAAACTTCTTCATGCTTCAACCAATGGTCATATATTACATTTACAGACCAAATCATATTCAGAACACAAAGCACTGCAAAAATATTACGAAGGATTGCCAGATTTAGTTGATTCAATCATTGAAGAATGGCAAGGTGCATATCAAAAGATTATTGAATATCCAGCAACTTATGAAGCACCAAATCCTGATGCTTTGCAAGAAGTTATGGCAGTTCGTGATTTTTTGGTTAAAAATCGTGCAGTGGTAGGTGATTACACATCGATTCAAAATTCAGTTGATAATTTAATGTCATTACTTGATTCAACTGTTTATAAGCTTACATTTTTAGATTAAATGCCTTACGCCCCACTTAATGATAAGTGTAGGGAATTAGGTTGCAACAATCCAAAAACAAGTCGATCCACTTTTTGTTCTGAACATGGTGGTGGCATTACTGACAAAGGTAAAGAAAACGATAAGCTTTACGCAACTGCATTCTGGAAACGACAAAGAAAAATTCAATTAAGTAAGAAGCCATTATGTGCATCATGTTTAATTAATGGTCGTGTAGTTCAAGCAGAAGTTGTGGATCATGTATTCCCACATAGAAGGGATGCTAATAAATTTCGTCAAAATCTTTGGCAAAGTTTATGTGTGCCATGTCATAGTCTAAAAACTTCTGAAGAAAATAAAGGCAATTATTTTTACTATTCATCCAATGGAATCATTCAATACACTGACGCAGATTATGGCATCGAAATTACTAAACAAACAGAATTTGCGTAAGATTTATAAACTTTGTATTAGCCTTCCACCATTCAATGAATATCAGATGCCACAACCCCACAAGATTCAATTTTCAGTTATAGATTCAAATGAAGTTATGGGCTATTTTCATACAGAACCTATGCGAATTGAAATTGATAAAATGTGTGATAGTTTTTTAAAAATATTTGAAACTATGATGCACGAGTGCATTCATGTATATTTATATAAAGCAAACCATTCTGATTTTGATCAACATAATGCAAAATTTGATAGACTAGCCAAAAGAATCTGTGATATATATAAATTTGATATAAAGGAGTTTTAAATGGATTTATCTAAATTAACGAGTATGTTGTTTCCTGTAATTGTATCTGCTATTGCATGGTTACTTACTTCAATGACATCTATTCAAGCTGATTTAATTAGCATTAAATCTAAAATGCCTAACCTTATTACAGAACAAGGCGTGCCAACTGATAGTCCTATATCAGCAGAAGCTAGAGCAAAACTTAAAGAAGAATTAAGGGCGCAAATGGGTGAACTCAATGTGCGTATTCGCATACTTGAAGAACATGACATTCAAAGAAGGGGCAAATAATGTTTAGCATATTATCAGGCATATTAGGATTTGCAACATCAGGCTTGCCAAGCCTACTTGATTTCTTTAAAGCTAAAGGCGATCAATCGCATGAGCGAGAAATGACTTTGTTAATGAATCAACAACAATTAGCTATGGCTGAAAAAGGATTTGCAAGTCAGGAAAAAGTTGAAGCTTTGCATCTTGAAGGATTACAAGTTCAAGCATTTGCTGATGAAAAGGTAGCTTTATATCAAAATGATACAGAGATGGCTAAAGGCGCATCAAAATGGATTGTTAATTTAAGATCATCAGTTCGCCCAGTAGTTACTTATTTATTTGTATTTTTATTATTATTTGTAGATATTGCTGGATTAGTTTGGGCTATTAAATCAGGTGTTGATTTTGCTACTGCTTTAAATGCGGTATTTAGCGAAACAGAAGAAGCAATACTTACATCAATCATTGGCTTTTGGTTTGGTAGTCAAGCATTCAGCAAAAAATAATGCGTATATCCGATAATGGTATTAAACTTATCAAGCATTTTGAGGGTGTTCGCAATCGCCCTTATCGTGATGCCATTGGGTTGTGGACAATTGGAATCGGACATCTTATTGAAAGCGGAAAATCATTACCTAAAAGTTGGGATAGAACTTTCACAGAAAGAGAAATAGATGATTTATTACGCAAAGACCTTGCACGATTTGAAAGAGGAGTTACTTTGTTATTCCCTGTGTCTTATAGATTCACTCAAGGAATGTATGATGCACTTGTTTCATTCTCTTTTAACTTGGGGCTTGGCGCACTACAGCGCTCTACTGTTAGGTCTGCTTTGTTACGCGGTGATAAAAAAATGGCTGGCGAATCACTATTGAGATATTGTAGGGCTGGTGGTAAGATACTTAAAGGATTGCAATTAAGAAGACAAGCAGAATATAAATTACTAATGACATAGGATACGACATGGATAAGACAGAGATATTACGGACTGCTAATGAATATATATGTAATGATAGGGCATCCACGCATGGTGAAGCAGAGAACAACTTCACCAATATCAGTAGGCTTTGGTCAGCCTATCTTAATCATCCAGTCACGCCCCAAGATGTAGCAATCCTTATGGTCTTGTTAAAGGTAGTTAGATTCAAAGGAAATCCAAGTCATGTTGATAATGCAATAGATATGTGTGGATATTCTGCACTGGCTGGTGAGATAGGGCAATCGTCTGAAACACGCATGGGAGTAGGGAAATAATGAATAACTTAATGTTTTTGGGGTTGCTAAATCAG